GTATATCATTTATCTAATAGGTCGGGGTGATATTTTTTTACAAAGGCATGCATCAATTTAGTTATGGCGTAGGTATATGTGTACCCTTCCCGCTCACAAGCAACCTTAAATCTTTCTAATGTCTGGAAATCCATTCTAATATTGAATATTTTTTTAATCATATTGATATTATATCAGTATAAAAAAAATGAATTGTAAAGCAATGTAAAGATAAAATACCTATTTTTTCATGTTATAATTGCACTTATGAGCGTGAAGTCACTGAAAAACACCCCAAAAAAAACAAAAAACCAAAAACGTAAAGAAATTGACATCGATTCCATGCTTCCCGAAAAGAAAAACACAATAGAAAACACGCTTGAAAACGAAGAATCGATCAATAAAACACTAAAAAAATCATTCTTAAAACACCTTGAAATGACATTCAATGTATCGCAAAGTTTAAAGCGGTCTGGTTTATCGTCTAAACAGTATAATTTATTTTTAGAAAATGATGAAGTTTTTAGCCAATCGGTCAAAGACTTAACCAATTCACTTATAGACATTGCTCAATCTAAACTTCTAAAATTAATTACTATTGATCCCGTATGGGTTGACTCCGACGGCAACCCACAAAAACACCCCGCATGTGCTGAATTTGTAAGGGCAACCACATTTTTACTTGAAAGGCTTGGGGCTTCTCATGGTTGGAATGGTGAACCTATCCCTGATTTATTTAAAGAGAAACAAGACAACGAAATAAACGTGTATATTATTAAACCTGACGGGACACGCACAAAACAAAATAATCTTTTAGGCACACAAAATGAAACAAATTAAAGACATAATTTTAGAAACAAAAAAAATTAAATGGGTAGATATATTAGACCTACAACCTATCGACTTAAAAAATGATTATCATAGCCACAAAACAAAACAATCGATCATCGAAAATGGATTTAGCCGTGCTATTTATGTATGGTTGAACCCTGAGGATCAACAAACCTATATTATCGATGGTCATTTAAGGACCGATTTATTAAAAGAATTGGTAAGTGATGGGTATGACGTGCCGGATATGCTCAACTGTACGTTTTTGGACCTACCTGACAAACCAACCGCCATTAGATACCTATTACAGGTATTCAATCAAAAAACAAACCCTATTAGCCAAAAAGCATTGGGTGACTGGTTTGAGGAATTAGATTTATCAATACCTGAATTGAATTTGGAAATTGACGACCTGCATATTGAATTGGATGATATCCCGCCAATCATAGAGACTGAAGGCGATGACGACGTTACAGAATCCGCCCCGCCTATAACTCGTCGTGGGGATGTGTATGAACTTGGGGGTGTTCATCGTGTCATGTGTGGCGATAGTACTAGCATCGATGATGTTGAGGAATTGATGGCTCAAGAAAAAGCCGATATGGTTTTCACTGATCCTCCTTATGGCGTTAGCTATCAATCTAATTGGAGAAAAAAAAGCCAGAAATTCGACGTATTAAAAAATGATAATGAGTTTATATCTGAATGGATTAATCATCTGCCTTTAATCAATAAAGGGTTTGTTTTTATTTGGACTTCATGGAAGGTCTTAATGGAATGGATCGAACTGACAAAGCCACTTGGCAAAATGAGTAACATGATTATATGGGATAAAGGCGGGGGAGGCATAGGCGATTTAGAAAAAACATTTCTAACAGACTACGAAATTGCGTTGGTTTGGCACAATGAGAATCAAATCAAAGGAAAAAGGATTGGCTCTGTTTGGGATTGTGGTAAAGATAACCCATCAGATTACCTACATCCAACACAAAAGCCAGTAAATTTAGCAGAAACTGCAATATTATCTGTAACACAAAATTTACAGATTGTTACGGATTTATTCCTAGGCTCAGGTTCAACCCTCATTGCTTGCGAAAAAACCAACCGCAAGTGTTACGGCATGGAATTAGACGAAAAATACTGCGACGTCATCGTTAAACGTTACGTTGATTTTTGCCAAAAAAATAATCGTGAATATTCCGTTTTTTTAAATGGCAAAGTATGCAAGGAATTTGAAGCCGATTAGATTATCGCTTCCACGTATATGTACATGACTTTTTTGGATTCATCATTTAATTGGATTTTATAAAAATCCTCACGTGTCCAAGGCGTTTTAATTATTATTTCGTCTTTGATCCAAATTTCGGTGGTATAGTTTTTAGGTATTTCTATTATTTTAATTTTATTGTTGAGGACGGCCTCGACTACGTTCGGCAAGCGAACACTCCCATATTTATTATAGTCATTGAGCACGTCCTCAATCTGCGTAATGTCATCACCACCTAAATAAAACCCCTCTCGCAACCTGAACGTGTATTTAGGCCAGTCTTCTTTGTATGGCCTTAATCCATTGGGTAATGTATTGTTACCAACTAAATCATGATATAACACCACCTCATCGGGCAATACGGCCTTGGTTATCCAATAGATTATCGTGTCTACGGGTAATTCATCGATTAGATTGGTTAGTTTATAGCTATGACCATACCATGCAACCGCTTGCCCTGCTGTGTAGCCCTTGGCCTTAAATTGATCAATTCTTATTAATAGTTTAGCGATACGCTCCGTTTGCCACATCGATTTATTGGCGTCGACAACGTAATCACTACTCATCACCAACTCTAACTCGTGGGCCGTGTATAAGTGTTTGAATATGATGTCCCTTATTTCCCTATCTTGGCGTAAAAAATCGTATAGTACACCATTCCCGCCCTCGACTAATATTTTTTTATCTTCCATTAATAATCTTGTAACGTTGGGGGTGGGTATTGTGTCCGCATACACGCCAAAACACAATAAAAATAATACCAAAATACGGAAAAGCATATTTTGATTAAAAACAATTAAAAAAGTTTTGTCAATAATATAATTGGGAGTATCACCACCACAAAAATATTAAAAAAAGATAAAAAAGTTAATAAGATATAGAATTTTCGGATGTCCTGATCGACGTTCTCCCATCTGTGGTACGTTACGTGTTGTATATCAGTTAATCGCTGTTTAATTTCGTATAAATCTTTCTGGTTTTTTTCTATTTTTTGATCGATTAAGGTTGGCATTAAACCACCGCCTTCGTGCGTATGATAGTGGTATGGCCATTGCGTTCGATTGTATCCATAATATTAAACTAGATTGAATTTCGATGCCAAAAAAATAATGAGCTTCAAAAACAATAATGGCTGAAATGAGGTTACCGATAACCACATCGGCGATAGACTCTTTGACACTATCTATTTTTTTTTGCATGGCGTGCAATACGGTCGTTATTAACTGCAAGGCCCACAAGCATCATTCTGGCATCCTTTGGGCTAATGTTGGTATTAAAAATGCTAGTATCTACACCTAATTCATTTAGAATCTTTAATAATAATTCCGAACAAAAATAAGCCTTTGAGTTTTCGTTTTTTTTGCCAAAAAATCCTGTGATCAATGCCGTGTAATCGTATGGCAATCCAACCAATTCATCATAAAAATCGCTTAATCTTACGAACGTGTCATTTGGAATTTGTATTTGGTAATTTAGTGATGAGTGTGATGATAATTCAGTGGGACTTACTACCCCACCAAAAAAGCTCGCTTCGTATAGTTTAGACTCGTTGTAAAATTCGGATTTAAGCCTGAAACTTACATGATAAAATATGTCATTGGATAGCCATTGAATTAGTGCCGTTGTCCATCGTTTTGGGTCATACCATACAAATTTCTGATCGTGAAAATATATGGTTATTTTATTTACCATTTTTGATACCCATTTGTCCCTTGACCGTATAGACGACTTTGCTCATCTCATCGTATTTTCTTTCGTTTTTTTCTATATCTGATCTCACCAATCTGATTTCGGATTGAAAATAATCTTTCATTGCCACGGTTGAATTCTGTAATTCTACGCATGACCCTTGTACGTTTCGAATTAACATAATCGCTTTAACTAGGGCGTATGTCATGACTATCTGGTATATGAAAACAATCGAGCCAAACAAATATTTAGTGGTCAATAAATGTTCAATTAAAGCTTCCATGGTTTAATTATATTTAACTCGCTATTCAAAGTAAATTCACACGATAAATGAACATGATGTTTATTTCCTGTCTGGATAGTGCTTATGCCTGAATTACTATAAAATTTATTGTAATTATTAATGATATCTAATTCCAATTCTTGGGGCTGTATACCCTTCAATTTAATGTCGATGGCTAGGCTTTGTTTATGTCGTGATAAGTAACTACCAATTTTACATAGTGGGGGGCGATATCCTGAGTAATTATAAAAATACTCTTGCTCTTGTCGGTTATACCAATTATTTATTGTTGGTTTTTGGCCGAATCTATCCAAAATCGACTCGGCCATTTTAATTAAATCTTTATTGATAAAACGTACTGATTTACGCTTAAAACGTTGAAAAATCTCACTAGGCACAAAATCTTGAATAACGAAATTGTGGCTAATTTCCATTATGATGGTTTGGGGTACGCCGTTTTAACGGATTGGATATGGTCGGCCCATGTGGTCGTGCCGTTGGTATTATCCCAAAATTGCATGTCCATCTGTTCGCCTAATGATTTATAACCCAATGGCCCGTTTTTTCTTGATTCGATATAATCATAAATTGCATCGGTGGGGTCGTATAATCTTGATGGATTGCCACTAAATTTGATATTGCGACGGTCTCTATCTAATTCATAGGCACTTGCCCCATCCTCCGTGTAGGCTTCGTTATCTACACGTACATCATCTTCATCAATATAGTATTTTTCGTTTGGTAAAAAAAAGCCACTGCTCCGTCTTCCTGTTATACTGTCATCAATTTTGTAAAATGTGTAATTCATAAAAAGCTCCTATAATTCCGTAAATATCATTTCAACTTTACTCGTATTCTCGCAAACGATCATCATGTAGACGGTATAACTCACCTCTAGACTGAACGTAATAATCCCGCCTGAAATTGAATACGTTATGGTGTTAATTGATGTGGGGTCTTCTGGGATTATATCTATATTATCTCTCACCTGAAAATCGGCATCATAACCTCGCCACACAATCGCCTTTTCGACGCCATCGGCAAATCCAGCCCCTGATACGGCAACCGACTTAATTTTTAATATTCCCTCGGTTAATCCTGTATCATTGATCTGGCACTGAAACATTTGTGTTGGGGTATTGGCCGTTATTTCTTTTATCATATTGAAATGCTGCCTAAACTCTGAACGCTCTTCAAAATTAATTAATATCGTCGTTGAATTTATGGCGGTTCCGATTTTGAAGTATTTAGGGTACAACTGAAAAACGCCTTGTGTGCCAATGGTTCCATTTGTGTCGATATAATAATCATTGCCCGCACTTAGTCCGCTGAACCCATTCCAATATCTAACCGCAATTATGGCTACATCATTAATTGCGGTTGCTTGTGTTACAAACCCCACAACGCCATACAATCCGATTTCTCGTGTGCTGTATGCCTTATATGCCATCCCACCGGACAATCTGATAACATCGTTGGCCGATAATGCTTCACCGGCCGTAACAGTTATCAAATTAATCTCATCGGTGACATTCTCTAAGTATTGCGTCCATTCATAATTTGATTTTAATAAAAAGTTTAACTCCTGATATGTTGGCTTTTCTGGTATCCCCTGTAAATTTTTAGTATAGCCCGTTGTTTTACGTTGTGTCGGCTCAATTACGTTAGCCCCGATTGGCTCCGTACTCGCCCATTCAGGCAAATTTAATATTGGTTTAGTTGCCATTTTTTAATCCTCCTATATTATTTTTAAATTTCACTCAAAAAACCTCCTATTGCGTCATTAGTATAATCTCCTAGCCCTGCCCCGTCTTCGTCCCCGTCAAAGGCCATGTATAATGGGATTATTTCAATGTAATCGAATAAATCGCTTAGATATCCTCCGACGCTGGCATTATTAAGGTCCCCTAACCCTAAACCATCAATATCGCCATCGAATCCCATGTATCCCGTATGTGTGGCCACTAGGTCAATGGCAACGCCCACGGGCTTGGCATTGGTTACGGCTCGTATGATATCGGTGTAGGATCCTAATGGGTTAACGTCCATAGCGTTTAGTGATATATGGGCCGGCCCTAATACGTCATATATGACATTACTGGCCCCCATTAAAGTTTTGAAAATTGATATAACCTCTTCAATGGTTCCCTCGGAGTTGATTTGTGCAATACGATTATATAGTAAAACTCTATACACATCATCACTAAACCCTTGGCGTGGTTGCCCAATAATGGTTCCAAAATTATCCAATTGCTGGCCGACGCTGGCTTGTATTGATCGTTCATTCAATACCCCAAAAAACATTGTTTCTAATTCTTGAACCTGTGTGCCATACGCCGTAATGATAGCCTCAATGTTGGGGGCTTCGTTGTATTGCGTGATCAATCGATCAATCGCTTGGGCTGTATGGTTGATTATTTGGTTCATGAATTAATAATTATCCTCGATGAATCAAAAACGGCCAATTCAAATGCATCAATACTAATATTATTAGATTGTGTCGGTGATGGGGCAATACCCGCCAATATCTCAATACCAATAACGCCACTGATAGTATTTATTGGCGTGTATAGTCTATTAATAATTACATCGTTGCCAATATTTAGGGTATTGGCATAATTAAGAATTGCATTTTGAACTTGTGTGTCGCCATCCACGGGGTAGATATCCCCTTCGGCTGGGTTAGTGTTTGGGACAATATTAATAATTAAATAAATATCAATTTCCGTCGGTCTTGAAAATCCAATGGTGTGACTGTTGCCTTGGGAATCGGTAACATTAACGCTAACAGCTCCGTGAGCTGTAATTCCTGCCGGTTTCGAAAGAAAAATGGCGTTTGCTATCTCGGCATCAATACCCCCTAAAACATATGTTTCAAAGGACTTGGCGGGTCTACCGAATGGGTCGGTAACATATGTATCATTTTCAATAACTAATACCCGCTCAACATCTTCGACGGTGGTTAATACGTTATTTCTTATTCCCTCAAGGGTTGCCGTTCCTGAGCGTTGTAATAATTGTAATCGCCGAATCCTAAAATCGGCATCCGTTTCAACATCTCGCCCTAAGTCCCCATCTAACGCATTATCAATGGATGATACGCCCGCCGTTGGGGTTACTATTTGATTTAGTGTATTAGCTAAAACTTGTACGGGGCCGGTAACGGTACACTTCATTACTACGTCTACCGTACCACCTCCACCGATTGTTACATCGGCAATGGTTTCGAAAACGGATTGATCATTGCCTTGTACATGTGCCTGAAAGCCGGCACTAACTACTGTTGACGGCGTACCCGTAATCGTTGCGGTGACTTTTGTTTTTTCGGCCTGTAATCTCACAATGTTGTTAATTGAGGCAATATTATCTAGTGATGTCCCAATAGCTGTATTTGGGTATTGGGAATTATAAACAAATTGGCCTAATTCCCACATAAGGGCCACACGCTCATCTAACACGCCTTTTATTTGTCCCAATGGGCTATTCCCCGATAAATTAATCGTTGCCCCTAGTGACGCTTGTAATTCTAGTGTAGTCTCATCTCTGATATCGGCTAATGTTTTAAGATTGAAACCGGTTGTTGTTATTCCATAACTCATAGCTATATTATATCATTCCACCGGTACAATATCATTGAGTATAATATCGCCGTCTTCTGACTGAATCCTTGTGCTTACCGATAATTGACGTGTTGAATTATTAAAATCAAACGTTAGATCATTTATTTTTTTTACGCCGTTTGTTTGTCTAATTTGATCAATTAAAATGGCCTGTGCCTGTGATAGGCTATTTCTTTTTACGAATATTTCATTAAGCCACGGCACGCCGATTGCCTCATCCAAAAACCACTCGCCCAATATTGTTTTTAAATTTACCGTGATATTTTGGGATGTCTCGTCAATGCCCGTAATCAATGTCAATTCATTATTGGTTATATCTAAGTCATTATTTGTAATTTTAATGTCCATTAGCTAATACTCCCCGGTCCGCTTGGTGTGCTTATAGTGGCATTTGTTATTATCTCTGATATTATTGCTCCTGCATATGCCTGAGCAAATGCCTGACGTTGTGCGTCGGTCATTGGTGTGCCGGCTGGATTGGTGGCGATATCCGCCAACACTAAATCAATGGCACTATTCATCGATGACCCAAGCCTGTTTGCGTCCATACTCATATTAAAAACCTCCTCATAGTTTAATGTTTCCCAATTTGTTAGCAATACTTGAAAACGTGCTGGCGTTGATTGGTGCTTGTGGCCCCATCTGGGTATTTGTAAGAATTTGACTACATGCCGTCGCTAATTGTTGACATAGATCAATCAATTCATCCGATTGGCCTTGTAATTTTAATCGGCCATTTGATAATTGAATTTCTGTATTTTGGTATTTTAATAATACGTTGTTTGCGTTCGCCTCATACCCTGAACCATTAATTTTTAATGTGGGATATGCCACGGCATCCGATAAATCAAATTTCCTGTAATCGTCTGGCGTTTCAATCTCGCCCGACTTACGCCATTTGTCTATTGAACGCTCATTGAATATTAATTGTACCGTGTCACCGGCCTCCAAGGGAAAACTAAATAAAAATTTATTAGTTTGATAGTATGCCACGGGGATATCACTTAATACCGGCAATTCTATATCCTCGCCCGTTATCGCTATTTTTTTAATTGCTGGAATAACATCAACGGTTTTTTTAGTTGGATTATATGATTGAACGATTGCTGGTATCGATGTATGCACGTTCACCATTACATTATCAATCAATGCGTTTATAGCCTCGATAAATGTTGGCGTTGAATTTTCAGTTTTTAGGTACATTTTGCGACACCTCCATTTTCATTAACCAATCGCCGTCGTGTGTGTCTCCGCCATACTCAGCCGTAATCACTTTATACTGACCGGCCATTTTTGTAATTGGTGATTCAATATTAACGATAACCGTTGGGTATATCGATGGATTGATTAACGATTTAACAATAAAAACGTCCTCTTTTTGAAAAACAGACAACACGCCTTTGATTAGTTGTTTTTCTGTTGATATTAACCCCGTGTCATAGTTTAGGGTGTATATCTCTTCTTGAATATAACCGACGCCCAACTCAAAAAAAACCAGTTGGTAATTTTGAATTGAAAACGCAATATTTAATGGGAATAATAATTGGGCCAATAGGTCACTGGCTCGGCCTGATAATGTATAACTAACGTCTTCATTTTTTACTAGCTCATTAGGGATTCGTTCCAACGATGTTTTCTTTACAGGTATACCCATGACCGAAACGATATAATTAACGATATGTAGATAAGTTCTTTTTTCCTTGAAGGTTTTATTCACTATTTTGGTTAGGTATGAGCTTGAACCGTCGCCCATCTCCATTTCGGTGACGGTATCGACGCCCAATTTATAGGTTCTGGCGTTCACAAAATCGCCAACAAAAATCGTCGTTAATGGTATCAACCCGGCATCGTTAATATATCCACATTCAAGCTCAATTTTAATATCTTCTTTATCAAAAATCGACCATGTATCAGCCGATAGATTATATAAATAGACTAACGCCTTGTTAGGCTCCCATGAGCTTGTTTTTGTGATTTTAAAGCGTAATCTATTATCTGTTATTAAATAAACATCGTTGCCATCTACCACACGCAATCTATAACTACGAATGAATTGGTATGTCATGGCTCTCTATATAATAGTTTATGCGTGATCCCTAAATTGCTCTCGTCGGCTGTTGTCTGCGTCCCGTCACTATCAATTATAAACAACATCCCCATCGGTACCGCTAAATGGTAGTAATTGGTTAGTAATGATGTATTTGTGTAAAGAATTATACCACTCACGATCATATTGTTTTGGTCGTCCAGTATGTTCATCGTCCAAGCTAAGTATCGTTTATTATATTTAAATTCTAGGCCATACACGACGTTATCAAGTGTGACTTGTTGTTTTATTTTTTTATTGGCTATGTCTATTGGTATTTCAATTATGGCCATTATGCTACCCCCAATAATGTATTACTAAATGAATTGGCTTTATTGCTAATATTGCCCTGAATGTTGGTAGTATTAACCAATCCATCGTTAGTGAATAGTGACCCGCTGGCCCTAACACTTTCATTCAAAGCCAAGGGATTAATTTTGTCTTTTTGAGTTTTAACGATTCGTACTTGCTCAATCGTTAGCGATACATTCAAAGAACTCACGCTGTTTGATGTTTCAGTGACGCTCATTGAACGTATTAAAATGTTATCGTAAATCTCAAATCCTGTTTTTAATTTGTATAATTGTTTAGTGTTTAATACCTCTTTTAGTATGTCATAGGCCACTTGCTTACGGTTTTGGGTGTTATTTAATAGGCCGGCAATACTAACGGCCTCAGTAGGTATTAAATTGGTGTCCGTAACGTAATTAACCAATGACGTTACCGCACTACCGGCCAACCCGTCGAACGTGTTGGGTGAAAAATCTGATATCGTTGCGTCAATCGTAACGCTGGGATTATTCATTGAAACATGGTCGCTGATTCGTGATCCGTCCTCGATCATGTAGCTGGTGATATTGGCCTCTCGTTGGTGTGATATTGACACCGTCGCATCAAACTCAATAACTATTTTGGATTGATTGTTTAATATTGCCACTCGATCGTATTTATCTAAAAAACTTTTGGCTAAATTTTGTATACTCATAATCTATTTTACACCGTGAATACCGGTGAACTATAATTAATAGCCTGTCTAAATGTGTCATTCATCGCCGTTCGTATGCCGTCCGTTATAGCTGGGCCAATACTCGCCTGATCTGTTCCCTCTGGGACGCTAACATTTATCGGGGCGTTAACATTGACACTTTGTTGATTATTATTTTGGGCTGGATTACCAAAAAAACTTGGTGATGGTATTGGCGACATAAAAAACTGTTTGCCTTGTTCTGGGGTTTTAATTCCCTTTACTTGATTGATAACGTTCCCCAAAACAGATTTACGCCCATCTATATAGGCCAGAATATCTTTAATGATCATAAATCCGGCTACGGCTAACCCCAACGGCCCAAGCATGAACCGTAACGCAATACCTAGTGACATAAATACGGGGCCTAATGTTGAAAACGCTCCTACAATAACACCAACCGATTTAATTAATGTCCCAAAAATTAATATTATTGGGGGCAATACAATACCTAACCCGCCAATAGCTAGAATTATTTTTTTTGTTGTTTCGTCAAATTGGGAAAATCTGATCAATACTTTATTAATCCTTAAAAATATTTGTTCTAATGGAGGCAATAAAGTAAATGCAAGTGTAGCACTTAAATCACGCATGGCCGATTCTGTGTTTCTGATCACATTGGCAAAATCTTCTTGTGTTCTCGCATAGTTACCGACGGCCGATTGTGACTGTTGTAAAATAATATCAAAAGTGGCCTGTGCTTTTGCTTGGTTCAATGTTTCAAAAATTAAACCTTTGGCTGCATTGATTCGAACCTGTTTCATTATGTCATCTTGTCTAACAACTTTATTTAACGATTTGATCGATTCAGTTTCCCCTAATAATGCCTTGGTTAATGCTCGTGACGCACCCGTATTACCACCAGAAAAATTAGTAAATGAAACTAAATCAACGGATAGCTCCTGCACTGCATTTGATAGTTTTAACGCTTCTTTTCTTGTGAACCCAAAACCGATTAATAAATCAGCCGTGTTAGCTAGCAACTCTTGAGATTCATCTCGGGCCATGCCAAAATTTGTGGCAAGTGCGTTGGACATGACTTGTGCCTCGTCACTAATCTCCATAAACACATCATTAAATTTTGATTGTGTCTCCTGTGCTTCTGAGGCAATACCGACCATTCTTTTAGCTAGAAATGCCAATGGCAATGATACGCCTATGGTTGCATTACGGCCAAACTTCTGGAATTTACCGCCCACATCTTGCATTTTTTTTGACGCGTTTTTTAAACCCGTATTAAACTGCTCGACTTTGTGCGTGTCGGCATCGAACGCCCATTTTGTTATTAATTCTCTAACCGTTGCCATTCTTTTCCTTTGATTGCTTAAAATGCCAATCTTCCATGTATGCCTTAATATCTAAGCACTCATGGGCGTCTAATAAATCTGTTATTGTCCAGTGGTTTCTGATTTCTGTTAATGTGGCAATGTTATCCATGATAGGCCTCCATATCAACCAATTTAAGTGACTTTCAATGCTTGGGCCATCGCCCCCGTTCCCTCGCCACTGAAAGCGTTTTTTATTACGAAAAAAAAATCTTCATAATTTAATTTTATTATTTCAACCAAAACCCGTAATAATAAACCGATTTTTCCTCTAAATTCTGATTCAGAATCAAACGGGATGTACTCGCCTCTATCGTTACGTTTTTTTAAACGTTTTAATAATATTTTTGTCAAATCGATAACTTCTTTTTCGTCTAGTCTTGAGAGTATGCCCGATAGTATTGTGGCGATCTCTTGATCAAAATTCTTTATATTGGCCATACCCTCCCCCCCGATTTTTAAAAGTTTGGTAAATGTCTTCAAACTTTCCTCTACTGGAAGCAAATCAATTCCGTAATAAAAAATTACGTCTTTATGATCAACCTCGAACTCAATTAAATTCATGATTAGTTACCGCCTTCGTATCCTTCTAACCGACCGCATATAATCTCCCATGGGTTAGTTCCAGTTTCTTTGCCTCGTGTTGTATCGGGTATCCGTTTTATTACAGCGTCTGAGCTGGTGTATATCGTGTTTCCGTTATGATCTCGTAATACCAACGGATATTCTTTGGTTCCACCATTTCTGCCTAATTGATACAAATTAGATAGATAATCGTTAGATTGACTCGTCGACAACAAATTGATAGTAACCGTTGCCGATTCGTTGGCGTCTTGGTTCAGGCTCACCTCACCCTGAGCACCTATCGTTTGAGTGTACCCCTCACCATTGAATGCTATAGATACACCATCCTCGGCTAAACCTGTTATCTCGGTTGCTCCGTATATAATGCTAAAATCTTTAATACTGTGTAATGCCATTTTTTAAACCTCCTTATAGTGAAATATTTAGTGCCAACGATACCTTGTTAATCGCTCCAGCTCTAACCACGTCAATCGTTATCCCTTGTAGTAATCGTGCGTTTTTGTCTGCATCGGGAATAGCACTAACTTTTGGGATATTAATCACCGGCGTAAAATCTTGTGAGTAGATACCCTGCGATATGGCTAGATTAATAACTTCTACGATTCCTCCACGGATTTTATCAAGGCCAGTCTCGGTATAATCAACTTTTTTTTGTGTGGCTAAAATCGTTAATATTTTTTCTTGAAGTCTGGCCTTCGTGAAGTCATCGCCACGGATCACATCAATAAAATTAGGTGACTTGGATACATAGCCATTTTGGGTAATGCCTATCCCGCCCACCGTTGTATATGTATTAACATTTTTTGAGTGTGCGGATAGTTTTTCGCCACCTGTTAGGGCATCCGCCACTTCTCCGGCCAACGTCTTGAATGACCAATTAACCGATCCGGCTTTTTCTGGTGAACATATCCCAACCCATGCACCGTCTAGGTTATTTGTTGTGTTCGATGAATAAATTAAACTGGTACGGTTATAGTTTAATGATTTCAATTTTGAGCCGATATCACCTACGGGGTCAACCACGGTCGCCACTGTGCCAACCGCTTGAGACGCCCCACCGGCTACCACGATATTATCAATATCTAATACAACGCCGGCATTTTCTGCGACGATTGTTAATTCCCTCGGCCCTGTTACCGTTGCCGTCAATACTTTTGAACTATCCTGAATATGTTGGGCCAAAATACCCATTGTAGTGGCATGATCTGTGGTAAATGTTGTTTGTGCGATGGCTACCTCATCAATATCTAGGTCGATAGTATTACTGGCCACAAAATCAATATCAAACGTTAGCGTAAGCGTTGCACGTAGTGACGTAATAACATCCGCGTCATTGGTTAATGCCACAAACATTTTTTCTTGGGATTCGATATACGAGGCCATTTGTTCGATGTCTTGCTTTGTTTTGCTAGTCAAAAGCACAAAATAAAAATCATCATCCACGTCTTGAATGTCTTGCAAATTGGTAACAACTGAAACATTGGCCTGTGTATTTGTGACGCTTAAATTTGCCGTGGTTGTCACACTAAAACCAACGCCTGATACATTAGCCGTAATATCAAAGTCATTGCCGTTATCGGTTAGAGTTACGGGTTCGTTACCTGCATTGATTGCGATTACCAGTCCATCAACGATACTCGATGCTGTTGCACCGCCACCTGATACGTATTCATAAGCCGTACCATTAAGGGTTACAACGTATGACGTGGTATCTGATACGGTTGGTACTGATATATTGGCAACCTGTGCCACGTTGGCCGTTCGTTTACCAATTTTGATTACTGGCGGTTTAACCGATTGTGAGAATAACGCTAACGCTTTTTTATATTCTGCATCGGTGGTTGAAAAATCATCAGCCACCTCACTTATTGACGTATACGATTTGATCAATTCTGGGAATCGGGTATGTTGCCCTAATACCAACGGGGTACCAAAACCCGTTTGGGTTACGCCCACGGCCTCTCTATTAATATTGACTATAACTACTTCATCTATACTGCTCATTTTTTTATACCTCCTAAAATTTTATTATAACATTATGATATGATTGGTGTTGTTACATTTTCGATCCATCCAACGCTCGAAGTGATTGTTCTTGTACAGTAAAACTGAACGTCTAAATTTGCTCTATTTTCGTAATTTGAATTAAGCAAAACCGTTAAATCTTCAACGTCTGAACTATCGTATTGTGTAAGATGGGCCGACCTAAAATATTCCCGTGTTTCTGGTAGAATTAACGAATTGTCAATCTGCTGTAATATATGTATAGCGTTACCACCATAGGCGTTAATAGATAACGTTATAGATACATTTTTATAGTATTGATACTCTCCATCTTTGTAATCGTAATTATTTGTTATTTCTGTTGGTGTGAAACTGATAATTTTAAGGGTTATAAATCGGCCGGTTGGCTGTGGGCCGGACTGCTCGGCCCATATAACGGGATATTTAACGCTGGGTACCCCTTCGTAATCGGTTGAATACGCATCCACCCAATCCCATATGATGTCCTGTATTTGGGTATATGTAATTTGGTCGCCTGATATTCCGCTATCGGGTAACTCTATAGCCGGAGTGACCTGATTAGATAGATACCATACCTCAAGAACATCGCCCGACGCTGGCACAAAATCCAATCTAAAACTAGTATTAGTTAACTCGGTTATTCCTGATTGTGGGACGGACGTCGTGTTCCACCTAACGCTAAATACTGACGTTGAATGTTTGCCTAATTGGTCATTAAATGAAAACGTATCGGTAATACCGTTAACTTGTGACGTTAAATTGTAGTAAACCTGTCTCATTACACCGCCCACCATTCATCGGCTAACGGATTGAATGATTGTAGTTGAGTGATTGTTAATGTTTGCATGTGATCCAAGACTAGTCTTTTTTTCTCAGTGTAAACATCAATCTGAGAGATCAAAAAGTCAGCTTTTGACCGCTGGTCATTCGAAAAGTCTAAGGTGGGGTTAAATCTGATATTCTGAAGGCGTTGATAAAAATGAGGCCACGTGTCCGTATAGTATTTTGATTCCGTTTTTAAAGAACCTAATATAATCGTGCGATCACTGGCGTTTATTGTCTGGATTAATTCGTCTTTTTTTTCATTAATTGCGGGCAACCAATCCCCAATTATAATATTTTTTTTACATTGTTCAAAAACGGGTCGCAATGCTTCGGGTACGGCGATAATCTCAATTTGATTTTTAATGTATTTAAAAAACTGATTAGTATTATCAGAGTTAAGATTAAATTTTTCATCTGTCGTTGTATTGATCAAACTAAAAAAATGACTGTCTGTGCCATATCCTGCTGGGCCATCTAAATATGTTCTCAAATACAAATCGGCTGTTAATTGTGGCTCACCAACATTAACTAGATAATATGTGCATTGAACGCCATTATTATCGTATCCGACTTTGTATTGTAGCTCGGCGGGGGTAGCCAATCGGGCAATTCCTGCATCGTTAATGCATATTGACTGATCGGGGATGAACTCTGGTGGGGCTTCTACCCATGACGACGTATCGATACCGTTTGCGTGCATCATAGCAATGTCTACAGGATCATTTTTGACAAAGTTTGATTGGTAATTGTGTTGGTTAAATCCAACTAAATAAGTGTATGACGGTGGGTCTGGTTCAATGTGTACGACTGGTGGGGTTGGTTCTATTTCGGCCATCTTATCTGTATCCTATCATTCGTATTCTCGTTACTGTCACCCCTCCCCCGTATGCCTGCCATGTTGTACTGCTGGTAGATGTCGGAGTTTTAAAATTCACGTATCTAGTGGAATATTTGCCATACTCAAACGTTTCATTCACCGCTAAAAACGGGGCGTGAAACATAAGACTTCCATCATGAATTGACGAGTCAAACATTATTAATAATTGTTTGTATCTGGTCGTGATTGTTGAAAGGGGTTTCGATACCGTAAAATTGGTATAGCTACTCCCAATACTCACATTCAAATCACATAAAGTTTCTGGGGTTGAGCTAACACAATTCCAGTTTGTCCACAAAGTACTCTCCCAACATCTTGAGTATATTGCATTGTGTCTTGTTGTACTGTCACGATCTGTACAATATAAAATTTGAACGCCATTTTGTTCACCCCATGTATATACAACCAACGTATATGATGATTCGTTTGTGTCTCGTTGTGGTGGTAAATTAGTAGCTTGCACACCCACCATATATATTCCTGCTGTTTTCATATTGTTCAGGTCAACTCCCGGCCCGTACGTTGTACGATCTGCCTCATTGAATACGGTCTGCCCTCGCATTGTTAGCGTCGGATAATTGATTCCCGATTCTAATAATAAATCAATATTGTCATTCTCATCACGAAACTTCATGACCTCTTTTGAGGTCTCGTTGTCATAGCCATCCGCAAAAATTTTTGTTCCAATATTATAACCGGCGTTATGCGTACCCCCAAGGTATAATTGAGCGGGTGGTGTTGTGGCTGGGGTGTCTGATCCGTCATCGCCTATAATTAAGGCCTTGTTGCCTCGTAGTTTGATTCCGTCCGAGTCGGTTTTTGCAATTTCTGAGCCACCAATTACGGTTGAGAGTTTGTTGCCTGTTCGGTTATACGCAATGTAATCGTTGGGATCAAAGCCGACTAGGGGTAAATTTGAGTTGCCACGATCAATATAGAAATTTGCATCGCCAATTTTAATTCTGTCATCAGTCGTACCGCCTGTATAACCAACATTTAAGCCACCCCTAAAATTTCCCGAAACAATATCTAATGTACCCGTCGTTATATTGCTGGCATTAGTTTGATCGACGTTTAGTACGTTAGATAGCCCCACATCATCTTTGATTAATCCTAAAGCCGATTTGAATGTAGTTGAAATATTAACGTCTTGTGGGTCTCCGGTTCCAACATTTGTTCGGGCTTTAACCGTTCCCTGTGCCATGTCGCTTAAATTATTATTATCAACAACATTGTTAGCTATGGTTAATGCCTCTGAACCTGTCACATCCCCCGTATGTGTTGCATTGCTTATTTTAGTGTTATTTATGGATACGTCCGATTCCATGGTGTCTAAATTCACTGGCTGGGTGACGCTAATATTAGTTAATTTTGTTTGATCAACATCCGTTAATATTTTTTTTGTTGATGTCTCGCCTACGTCATCAAGCGTTAACGCTCGTGACTCGGCCTGATTGGAGGCATTACCAATAAATACATTGCCATCATTAAGATTGGGGGTGTCATTGCTACGCCCTGCCCCACCGACTTTGATTGATCCATTGCTTGCATGGCTTCGCATAACCTTGCCTATGTTTTGAATTAATGCCGTTTCACCTGTTGGTGGCTGGTTAGTTAGTGTCCCTGTGGTTGATATGTACAATATATCGCCCAATGCAAACGATGACGTATTAATTCCGTCCAATGTGCCGAATGTGACTATGGTTACACTAGCATTAAGTGACGCACTGGTTTTGGCCAGCCCAAAACTTGGCATTTTATTGGTATTATCGGCATCGGCTATACCAACCACGGGCGTATTTCCCACGGTATCAAAATTAGATATGTAAACCGGGTCGCCTTTGCCTATCGCTTCACCGGCCTTAGCGTTAAAACAAATTTCACCCCGTAACGGGCCTATGTGGAGGTTCGCCTCAATTTCTCCGTCAATCTCTATGTTACCTGTGCCGGTTATATCGGCCTCATTCAAATCTAAATCCCCGCCTAATTGTGGGGTTGTATCTTCAATCAGACTTAATAAATACCTACCATCAAAATTCGCTGTTATTGTAGATGTATCGTTTAATGTTAACGTTAATGCCCCATCTAATGCATTAAAACTAGCACTTACTAGGTATTTTTCATTCGGTATAGCGTCAATCTGTGCTTGTATGTCACTGGTAACATTGGCTAAATATTGAAATTCGGTATTTGATACTGAACCATCGGCAATATTTGAGGCATTGGTTGTATCGACGTTTTGAACGTTTGACAATCCCACGTCATTTTTACTTAAATTCAAGGCGGTTTTAAGCGTTGTATCAATGTCTAGGTCTTCAACGTCACCCGTTCCGGCGGTTGTTCGCCCTTTAATTGTCCCCGTTGCAATATGTGCTAATTTCTGATTGGATACGGCTTCATCGCTTATGGTTAATGCCTGCGATCCTGTCACATCGCCTGTATGTGTTGCATTGGTTATTTTTGTGTTGTTGACGGCTACGTCCGATTCCATGGTATCTAAATCTACTGGCTGGGTCACGCTAATATTATTTAATTTTGTTCGTTCATTCGTTGTTATTATTGATCCTGATCCGGCATTGGTAACGTCGTTAAGCTCGGTCACACTGTGAATATTTAGGGATTCAATATACCGCCCATCTAAATTAACCGTTACATTGACCCCATTGTTAAGCGTCATGGTTAATAATCCTGTTAATGTATTGAATGAGGCCGATACTAGATAATAGTTGTCATTTTGAATTATCAAATTGGCCACTTCAATTTCAAGGGTATTTAAATCCACGTTTAATTGTTTTATGCCCCGTTTTTTGGAATTAATCTCATAAATATCGTCGTACCACTTACCCGTAATCGTTGCGTCTTTAATGGCATTTAAAACGCTTAAAACCGCTTGTATGTCATCCTCAAGGCTGGTTGAATCGGTCTGTAATGATGAATTTAGTGGTTTTGAGTCATCATAAATACTAATATTATTAACCTGCGTATTAGGTTTAATGATATTAGTACTCATCGGTTCCCCTCATCACGTATATTCACACAAACTACTTCATAATGATCGCTTCTCGTGTTTGACCATTTTTGAACGTTCAAAACCTCATATTTTAGGCCACGTATCGTTAATATATCCCCCGTTTGTTGTTCGTCTTGTCCTTTTATTTCGTCGATGGTGTATAGGGTATATGCGTCTCTTTCGCTTCGCCCCTCGGGTAGATATAACGTATCATTGCCCGTTATTGGTTGAACGCTGGCTTTAATTGTGGTGTCGGCACTAAGGCCTTTAACCCACCGGCCTTTAGTGTATGTTGATCCGGTATATCTAGTTATGGTTATTTCGTCGGTAAAAAAATTCTGAATCATTTATTCATGACCACTTTTGAGGCGATTGAATTAATTAATTGGCCAGTATCTATTAATGGGCGACTACTTTTTTTGCGTTTGATTGTTTTTAAGGCCAACGGTTTCCATTTTGGATTTGTACGTTGAATCATTTTTCTAATGTCGGCTTCTATTGCCAACCCTGCCAATGATAAGGCTTTTTTTACCTTAATTTTTCCAGTTATCATTTGATTTTGAAGTGGTTCAAACTTTTTCGGCCATTTGTTTTTATTTTCATCTGC